CGACGAGTACTACAAAGATAGTACAGCACTTTATAAAGACCCTGTAGCCTAAAGGGTTAATACATAGCGCATTTGACAGTTTGAGCAAAGTGCGCTATAATTAACATTTTACACAGGAGCGAACATGTTTAATAAAGAGCGTTTTTATTTGGAAACTAATGGCAAGGGCTATTGGTCCAACAAAGCTACGGAAGTAGAGATCGAAGATGTGCGTGTTGCGTACATTAACGACGAGCAGGACTTTGGGGAACTGCGTGTTTACTTTGCAACTAGCGACTGGGACGTTAACACTAACGGACTAATTTACACAGACAAATTGTTTATGCAACAGTTTAAACAATTCCTGCAACAATTTGGGTTTACAGCTAACGAGCTTAAAAATTTAAGCTATAGCGAGCAGGGTATGCAGGGCGACAATTACGTTAGCATGGACCTGTGCAGTGCAGGTATTATTAATAAATTTAAAACGTTGGAGGGTGCAAATGTTTAATGCAAAACAAAACGAGCTGATGCTCAAAGCTGTGGATCTGTTGCACGAGGCTAACTGTGCGATGCAAACAGCACTAGGGGCTGGAGACGAGTGCTACGAGTTGCACAATGCAATAGAGGACATTGAAAATCGTCTGCTGGACATTATACAAGAGAACAACCCTGAGGACGCGGATGCTTAATAACACACTACAGTGGGCAGGAACGGTGTGCTTTCTCTGTATGTACACATTAATGTCGTTCAACATGTACCCCTACAATATTGTTGCGGGCATACTGGGCGGGGCCTTGTACTTAGCATGGAGTATACGTACACGAAACGCACCGCAGACTGTTACAAACGTTGTGTCAATAGCCATATGCGGCGCAGGGTTATTCAAGGCTTTTGGTTGACTGTGTGCCCAAAAGGCAGTATAATTTAGACATAGACAACAAAGGAGCGATATGAAACAGTCCTACACCATGTACATCTACAAGCGGGATCGCCGTAAGAAGTCAGGCGAGCGCATTGTGTCTACTACAGTTTGGCAGGATCGCACAGACGAAGGCATGAAGCGCGAGTGCGGTGAGCTGTCGGGTATGTACCCAGCAAAGCGGGGCTACCGCTTTGAGTACGTGCCCACAATGAAGACTGTGAAGAACTTGATGTCGGGCAAAGAGGTTGAGATCCCACACGACACACCACGTTCGTGCGATCCTAGCTCAGAGCTCTACTGGTCCATGTAAAGACCCGTAAGACTGAAGGGTTATTGACAAGATAGCCCTTTGGTGTTACAATATAGACATAATAAGAAATAAAGGTTACCTACACCGTTAGGTACTACGAAATCCCTAAGTGGCGGCGACGGCTTCCGGGGACCGGAGTACATGAAACAGGGCGTAAGCTCGGAGAAGCGGCGGAGTATGTGGGCAGTAATGACCGTCAAGGCCTATAGCAGACGTTGCTATAGGTAGACATAGATTGACAATGGTTCCTTTATTTGTTATAATATACACATCAACACAGCAATAGGAGCGAAACTATGCAATTCACAGATACACTAGAAATGATTGACGAGATCCAATACCAAGTGGAGCGTCATGTACAGGGCCTGCGCCGTGTAAGCGCAACAGAGCTGGGATTGGACGTGCGATGCGGCCGTGCTTATGTAGGCGAGAACAACGACTGTATCGTTGTTGACGAGGGCAATGCTCGAAGCTATAATTACTATGGCGGGTTCGAGTACATCGACAGCGAAGATGTGCGCAAGATCGGTGACTATGTCATCTACTTGGACACTAGCGATCGGGTGCGTGATGCGCTTGAGTGCTTGATGGAGAAGGACGGCTTGTGCGAGTCAGAGGTTGACGAATAAGCCAAAAAGCGTTATAATATACACTTACACAAACACACTAGGAGCTGAAAATGGGTACACGTTCAATGATTGCTATTCAGAACCCACACAACAAAACAGTCCGCGCAGTCTACTGCCACTGGGACGGCTACTTGGAGCACAACGGTGCTATCCTTGCCAAGCACTATGCCGCAAGCCCTAAAGTCAACAACTTGATTGCCCTGGGCGACTTGTCTAGCTTGGGTAAGGACATTGGCGTTCAGCACAGCTTCGACAATCGCACACCTGAGCACGAAGACAGCTGCACATTTTACTCGCGTGACAGAGGCGAAGACGCTCCGTTCCAAGTGTTCCCTACACTTAAAGAAGCTGAAGAGCACTATACTTGGAGCGATTATTACTACTGCTTCAAGTACACTAAGGCAAGCGACTACACAGTCGGCGAGTGGCATTACAAGCGCAACGGCGATCGTTGGAAGAAGCTTGCCCCAGCTATCCGTAAGCTCAACCCAGCTGAGTGCGCGGAATGACAGGGTTTCAATCAAAAAGGGCTCAGGCCCTTGATAAGACTAAGGAGTACGGTATGAAACGAGTTATTGTTGAAACGGTATTGGTACAAGAACTTGAAGTCCCTGAGTCATGGGAACGTGAGGATGTGTTTGACTTCCTTGGGGAGTATCAATCATTCCGCACCGCCTTCCAAGGCGTGAGCAATGAAGATCAAACAGCCCGCATCGTTGACCTCGGCGTTGCGGTAGAAGAAGTTAAAGAAATGGGCGATGTTGCCTACGACGATTAAGGAGAAGACCATGGGTGCAGTTAAGGATTTGTTCTACGATATCGAAAGCCTTTTCATTGAGGGCTACGGTGCCAAGGCTATTGCCGTTCAGCTGGGCATTCCAGTTGAGGAAGTCAATGATGTGCTAGACACATTTGGGGTAGACCCAGCTGATGTAGACGCTGAGTCTTGGGACGAGCTTGAAGCAGACGAGTTTGATCAGGGTGATTACTTCGGAGCCTAACGGTTGACGCTCTTCCCAATTGATGCTATAATTATGACATCAAGTAAGGAGAGCGATGTGAAGATTACGATTAAGATACCCAAAAAGCATAGGGAACACTTTGTTCTCTTTGCCCAAAATACACCCTTCAAGCCTAAGGTTGTAGAGAGCAAGAAGGCATTCAAACGTCAACCCAAACACAAAGGACGCGAGCTATGAAAGGATTCATAACCAACGATTGGGACAGGGATAACCTGGAGTTCTTGCTCAACACCAAAGGTGACGAGTTCAAAGCATGGTTCGAACAGGCAGACGAAGACGATAAAGTCTATGCCCAAGAGCTGATGGACGCTTACAGCCGTGAACTCAAACTTCGCGCTGAAGAGCTGGAGATTGAAGCACGCCTGGACAATACCCAGGAAGCCATCATGGTTATTGACAAGATCCGTAAGATCTAGTATAATAAACACTTAAACACAGCAAGGAGCGTAGATGAATATCAGCAACATTGAATCGTATGTAGAGCGTAAGAACGCTTGGGGCAAACTGTTTGGTTCTAAGCCTTTGAGCTTGTTGAACGCTAAGGATCGCCAGGCAATTGCCAACTCACTGGATGCGGACCTTAGCCCAGAGAACCTCACCTGTGATGGTGAAGTGCGTGGTGCGGAACTTCAAATGAAACAGCGTTATCTGTTCCGTTGTGCTGAAGAACTCATCAGCATTGATCCTTCAGTAACCTTTTACGAAATGGGAGTCTAAGATGCCTAATTGGTGTAATAACACACTGGAACTCATACACGAAGACCCAGCAATGATCACTCGTGCTAAGAAGGCCTATGCTGATGGTAGGCTGTTGGCAGAGTTCGTGCCCGTCCCAGAGGACCTACACATCGTAGCAGGCTCTGTAGGTGCTAAAGGTTCTCCCGAGCAGAATGAGCTAGAAGCCAAAGAGAAGGCTAACATTGAGAAGCATGGCTATGCCACATGGTATGACTTCTGCGTCAACGAATGGGGCACCAAGTGGGATGTGGGCGGCGATGATGCCATTGATCATACTATGGAAGATGAAGGCGGCACTAGATTGTCGTTATCGTTTGATTCAGCATGGGCACCTCCCATCAACGCCATGGAGAAGTTCCAGGACTTAGGATTCAAGGTTAAGTTGTTCTACTGGGAACCAGGTATGTGCTTCGCTGGTATCTTTGACGAGAACGGTGATGACTACATTGAATACACGGACATGACTGCTGACGAACTGGAAGCAGTGATCAACCCAGAGTTGGACGAGTGTATGTGTATCGTAGAGAACCTGCGCGAGTGGGAAGAAGAAAACCAAGAGGAAACCAATGAAGACTAATAAAGAAAAGAACATGGAGTATGATGCTAGGGCTCAGGCCCGAGTGCGTCCTGCTCCAAAACAATACGCTTGGCAAGAACTAGAGGCCGTGATTCGTCAATGGATCACCAAGGCTAAATGAGCAGGCTATCGCTCTTCGGCAGACCCTATGTGGTGTTTGATCCCTCCGATAAGGAGCACAGACTCCATTACCATAATTTCGTGGTAACGGGCAGTTGGGGAGCATGTCCTGTAAGGTTCGTCGTGGATGATGATCATGGTGATTTGATTACAATGATTCAGCGTAATCTTATCAAATACTACTCCAACAAGGAGTTTGGAAGTGTTGTGAAAAAACAACAGCCAAAGATTCGTCCAAAACCAAAGAAAAATGGTTGACAACTAACCAAAAGAGTTGTACAATTAGAACATGGACACAACAAAGCGTTCATATTTTTTAACACACACAGAAGGAAACTTTTAAAATGGCTACAGATAAGACTTTTTCAGTTGCTGGTATTTCTAAACTCAACGGCGAGTACAAGATTCGTTTCGCCAATGATATGATGCGCATCAAGGTGCTCGCAAAGAGCGGCCATGAAGACATCCGCTTGGCTGACCTTGAGCAGTCAGTTACCAAGCTAGAAGCTGCTCAGATCCTCTTGGGTCTCGACGAGTTCAGCGATGCTATTGCGCAGTCTACGATCGTTGAATACATCGAAGACAACACTCCTAAGGCTAAGGTCTCTAAGCCTGTTGCTAAGGCAACGAAGACTCCGGTAGCGAAGACTACCAAAGCGCCTGCCAAGGCCAAGGCAGTTACCACAACTGAAGGCATGGACGAAAACATTCCTTTCTAAACATGGCATTCATTCAGTACGAAGTCTGGGGCTCACTCGACGGTCACGAAGAACTGCTCGAGTGCGTTCCAACCCTTAAAGAAGCAGAGCAGATTGTAGAAGATCTGCTAGAGTTCAATGAAGAGATTTGGATCCTAGAGGATACAGACGATGATCTGAGAGAAATAAAAAGGTACAAAGGCCTGATAGGTTAAGACAAGGGCCTATAGCTCAGTGGTTAGAGCAGAGGACTCATAATCCTTTGGTCCTTGGTTCAAATCCAAGTGGGCCCACCATACAAAGGCAGTTGATCGCAAGGTTGACTGCCTTTCGTTTTGGCTGTATAATTAACACTTCGAAGGCAACGGGATGGACGGCGCCGGTGGGCGTGTCTATAAAGACCCTACAGAGTGAAAGGTTGTTGACAAGATATGCGTTGAGTGTTATAATTATGACATAGACAATAAGGAGCAGATATGTTTGATCAAGTAACCCTCTATACCGTACACGGCAAAACCTACGAACAGACACACGGCAATGCATTTGATCGTGGATCCGCTGATTCCTACTACGGTCGCCCACGTGATCCACACTTCTACCCAAATGGCACTTACAATGAGCCCCGCATCGCTATGAACATGATGTCAGCTGATGAAGTTGAAGCGTACCACGCGGGTTATGACTACAATGAAGCCAATGGTGACAAGAAGGACTGGGGTTGACAGTCTGCCCAAAAGAGACTATAATACTAACATCAACAGCAAATAAGGAGCGAAACTTATGCGTGAAATGACTAGCAAACTGATTGCAATGATGGACGAGGGTCTTATCAGCGCAGAGGCGGTGGCAGAGATGGCCCTGGCTTATATGAGCGAGGACGAGGTTGCAGACATGATGCGAGCTAACGACATCCTGCTTGAAGAGGATGAAGACGATGGCCAACCCAGTGAGTATGACGAGTGGATGAGCTTTGACCCTGATTGCTAAAGGGTTATTGACACTCCGCCCAAAAGGCGTTATAATATACACTTACAACGAACAAGGAGCGAACCATGTTTAAATTGCTTTCCACAGCGAATCCCAAAATCCAAAAAGGCACCAAGCTGGGCTACCTCAGCTTCATCCTTCACTTGGCACCCAGCGACCTGTCGGGCAAGAACGTATGCCCAAAGGCAACCCCAGGCTGTATTGCCGCTTGCCTTAACACCGCAGGCCGTGGTGGCATGTTCCGCAAGGGCGAGAACACTAACATGATCCAAAAGGCTCGCATTCGCAAGACTGAATACTTCTTCAACGATCGCGCGGGCTTTATGAAGGATTTGAAAGCAGACATTGAGAAGGGCATCAAGTTCGCTGAGAAGCAGGGTTTGAAGCCAGTATTCCGCCTCAATGGTACCAGCGACTTGGCATTTGAAAAGTATGACGTTGAAGGCAATGGTTTGAACATCTTTGACACTTTCCCTAATGTACAGTTCTATGACTATACAAAGATCCTGGGTCGTAAGGTCAAGCAGATTAAGAACTATCACTTGACCTTTAGCCGTGCTGAAAACAATGACAGCGATTGCCGTCAAGCGGTGCGTGAAGGCATGAACGTGGCCGCAGTCTACGATCAACTGCCCGAAGGCATGTTCTCAGCAGACGAAACAGACCTGCGCTTTTTGGATCCCAAAGTGGGCATGATTGGACTCAAGGCCAAAGGCCGTGCCAAAAAAGACTACAGTGGCTTCGTAATCCGCTTGACAGAAGTGGCTTAAGACAGTATAATACTCATATCAACACACAATAAGGAGCGAAACTTATGTACAATGTAGTAGAGAACCCAATCCCAAAGAACGATCTCTTTGTTACTGAACCCACTCTAGAGGACATGTTCAGTCGCATTGAAGGCTTGAGTAATCGGCAGGAACGGGCCCAGGCATATCAAATAGCCTTTATGGTGCTCAACACTTGCCACAAGCTCGTAGAAGACCGGATCCTCAGCAAAGAGGTGTTCATCTAATGCAGGCCTTGATCAACTTGGCCATTATGATGAGCCCAATCTTTGTCATGTTCATAGCAATCTTAGTGGTTGACGGATTGAACTAAAGACAGTATAATTAACACTTAGCAACAAGGAGCGAACCATGAAGCAAAACGAAATGATTGTCTACAAGGGCTTTGGCACATACCAATTGGTCATTGATGACTATGATGGCGAACGCTATTATGATTGCCGTCACATCCGCTCAGGACAGGACTGCCAAGCCAGCACTATCAAAGAAGCCAAGCAGGTTCTGGATGCCCTAGATGCAACCCACAAAGAGATCCAGTTTGCCATACAGAAACTGACAGCCTATGGCTATCGAGTATTCAAAGAAGTCGCTTGACACTCTGAGCAAACGACTGTATAATTAAGACTTAAACAACACACAGGAGCGAACCTATGCAAGTTACTACACAAGAGCAAGTTAACCAAATCGTCAAAGAAGCTCAGCAGGCCGCATACGAAGCCGCAATGAAGTTCTTCTACGACAAGCTGGGCGGCAAGGATCAGTACGCCTGCGGCTTTGCTTGGACTAACATCTATGGCGTCAAAGGCAACACCAAGATGGGCAAGATGCTCAAACAGGCTGGTGTCAAGCAAGACTACACTAAGGCGTTCTCAATTTGGAACCCAGCAGGGCTTGGCGTTCAGAACGTAGACACACTAGAAGCAGGCGCTCAAGCGGCCGCAGAGGTGTTTCGCCGGTATGGCTTCGAAGCTTACGCAGGATCGCGTTTGGACTAATTCGATATGATTGGGCATTGACGCCAGTGCCCAATTGTGTTATAATTACTTTTTTAATTAAGAAGGAGCGACAATGGCACGAGTAGTTACTAGTAAGATGTTGGCGGCTTTGGCAGAACCCACTAAGGCAGAGATCAACAGTTTGGAAACAGACAAGGCATTTATTAATGCCAAGGCTTTGGCACTGGCTAATGAGTCAGACGAAGACATCCTGGCTCGCTTGCGTGAGCGTTTTGATATCCTTGACGACATGACACGGGCGGTCAAGAAGGGTGATGTTCGTGCTATGATTGTCACAGGCCCTCCAGGTGTTGGTAAATCCTTTGGTGTTGAGAAGGTGCTATCAAAGCATGATGTCTTCGCTAATGTAGCACAGGACGAGAAGCTCAAGAAGTATGAAGTAGTCAAGGGCGCAATGAGTGCCATTGGTTTGTACTCAAAGCTGTACCACTACAGCGACAAGAAGAACGTGCTAGTGTTTGACGACTGTGACAGTATCCTGTTGGATGACTTGAGCTTGAACATTCTCAAAGCGGCCCTGGATACATCAAAGAAGCGTACTATCCATTGGAACACTGACAGCCATTTGCTACGTCGTGAAGGCGTGCCAGACAGCTTTGAGTTCAAGGGTGGTGCTATCTTTATTACCAACATCAAGTTCGATCACGTTAAGTCAAAGAAGTTGCGTGATCACTTGGAAGCATTGGAGAGCCGTTGCCACTACTTGGACTTGACTATTGATACAGAGCGTGAGAAGCTACTCCGTATCCGTCAGGTAGTTACTGAGTGCGGTATGTTGGACGAGTACGATATGGAGGACCATGCCAAGCTGGATGTGGTTAACTTCGTAGCTGACAACACGGCACGCCTACGTGAGCTCAGCTTGCGTACTGTATTGAAGATAGCTGACCTGCGTGTTAGCTTCCCAGACCGCTGGAAGGCTGTAGCAGAGATGACATGTATGCGCAACCGCTAAGGTGTGCATGCTGTACAGTATAGCGCCATAGAGTGCTAGCTGTACGCAGACAGTCTGCCCAACGATTCGCTCCCGGCAAGCAGACTCCTTGGTAGAGAGGCACTCTACCACCAGTAAGCCCTGAGATAAATCCGATTCGCTCCCGGTACTCAGGGCTTCTTTTTGAGAAAAATTTCCACCGACCGGGACAATAATAAAAGATTTTTTCGACCACCGACCGGTGTATACATACAAATTAATACTTACTAGCTAGTAGCGCATGGGTACCGAAGTAAAAACACCCCTCTAAAAGTTTAAGTACTTCTTTTAAATTTTTCGCGCACTATCTAAATGGGGTCGCCAGAACCCATTTGGGCTGAGTCCCGGCCCTAAACTATTCCGCCATTCTGCGTAAGTACTGGTCAAATTTTTTTTGCGCTAGAAAAAATAGACCCACAAGAACCCAATCGCTAGCCCAATGCCAAATGCCATAACTGAACTGTATACTAGTATACCTATGAATATCCAATCTTCCCTTGCCATTGTATAACTACCGTGAGCATCGGGATTGATACCGTACTTGTACTCGTTCATGCTTATATTTACTATATACTAGTATGAACACACACATTTACCTTGTTAAACTCATAACTGGCATTATAAGCATATTTCAAGCGTCAACGCTACGTGATCGCTATTACACTGCTCTTGAGCGTATTACTATACTAGAAACAGCCATTGACGATATTAATCGCATTAGTCGTAGCCGTGTGGACTCCAGTGAGCGCCATAGACTAATTAAAGGGATTTGTGATCGTGTTAACGCAAACCAGCTAGACGACGAATCCTAGCTACTTCACTTACAGGCTGTTGCTGTGGTGCGAGTGCGGTTTGTACAGCTTGTTGTGCTTGTGGAGCATACTGCTGTACTTTTTGTGCTACGTTAGCTACTTTGGCTGCTGTACCACCTGCAGCTTGTGCAGCGCCAGCTAGATTGTTTTGTGCTAGATTTTGAGTAACATTTGCCACTTGTGCCACTTGTCCAACCTTACCACCTGCAGCTAGTGCAGCACCTTGTACATCACCTTGTGCCAGTGCTGTACCAGTTTGTGCTATAGTGTTGGCCTGCTGTATAGCACGACCTCCTGCGCCAGCTAAGGCAGCAATAGCTTGTCTAGGATCTCCAGCTTGAATAGCATCTATAGCACTAGCGGCAGCTTTGATCACACGAGTAGCAGGTAATAGGTCAGTAACACGATCTAACCAGGGATACTGTTTAAGCCATCCTGTTAACTTATTAGTCGCTTGTTCTGGCGGTGTTACGGCGGGATCTATAGTGCCCAACATTTGCTCGCCCTGTTTCATTTGTTCGGGAGTAGGATCAGCAGTCTGTTGAGCTTGTGGAGCTGCAGGGGCTGGCTGTGGTTGTTGTACAGGCTGTGCAACGGGTTGGGGTTCTGTTACTTCGCGTATTTTCATTATGTATTTATAGGAGATACTGTATCGGTAACGCTAGTTCGCGTTTTACCGCTTGCTACTTCGTAGCTAGAAAATTTAGCTTGCAGCTTCGCTTTCTTCAAAAAATTTGCTTCCGCCTTCAGCTGTAATTGAGTAGGAACAGGGTCTTGTGTTTGTCATACTTAAAGGCCACTGATATTTGATAGGACTCTGTACCCATGTTCCATGCCCAGCGTTGATATTTAGGGCCTGTGTACTTGAGTAACCAGTCTTCCACATCTGTTATGCCCAGAATCCAATCCAACTGTTCATATGCTTGTCCGGGCCATTTTATAGAAGCTGTATAAACAAAATCATGTTTAACGGGAACATAATCCCAGTTGACGTATGTGGGCATCAAATATTTATTGATAACGTTAACGTTTGTCCATTCTTTGATAATAAACTAAATGGATCTCCCGTAATTGAATAGCCTCCTGCGCTTGGGCCGCTGGATGTTAAAATTGCTGTTTGCCCGCCAAGCCTAACGGTTAAACTAGTAATAGTATTAATTAACCCTGACATACTGTCAGTAGTGTATATTCCAAGAGTTCCGCCATTAAATCTTAATGCTGTATAGTTTGAACTAACATCTCTAAATAACCCTTGAATAATACCAACTGGTGTATTATTAGCTGATCCATAAGGGCCGGGAAAGCCAGATTGATATCCATATCTGTCACCAACTAGATTGTTATATCCTACAGTAATGTTACCGGTAACTAAACCGCTTGCTGCAGAGATCGTAATAGCTCGGCCGGCTAATAGTCTGGATGTAAGAGAAGATAAACGGGGCATATGATATTTATGTAGTCACAAAAAAAGCACCTTGCGGTGCTTTCTTTGGTCTGTTGTGTTAGGCCTGAGCTTCACCCCAACGTAGAACCAAGTTAGCCAACACTGGCGAACCTTGTGTTAAGTATACGTTGAAGAACAACACGTCTGGACCGTTCGGGAATGTACCACGTCCACCGATTGGTGTGTTAGTCAATTCCTTAAATGGTGTTAGATCTAATGAGTCCTTGTTACTTGGTGAGCTAATGAACGAGAATACAGTTTCGCCTGGTAACGCATAAGTGTTACGACTGAACTGTACTGTTGTACCTACATACCATGGAGTCGGAACTGGGTTGTTAAATGTTACATATTGAACAGCCACGCTAGCACCTGTTGGAGTACCAGTGTAAGTTGTGTTGATGTAATATGTACCGTTACCGCCAGTACCTGTACCATAACCAATAATCAATGGAGTGTTAGTAACAGCACCGCCTGTTAGTGTTTGTCCAACAACTACTGTACCTGCTGTTAAACTGCTTACAGTTAATACATATGGAGTACCAGTAATAGTTGTGCTTGAAACAGTTTGTGCCACGTTAACATACCATGTGTTAGCCGCAGTACCTGGGCCAATGATATATGTACCAGTTGTTACACCTGAACCGCTTAGAACCATACCTGTAGCAAATGTACCACTAATTGCTCCACCGATAGTAAACAATGTACCGGCGATTGTACTGGTCAATGCGCTAGCTGTAGTACCAGTTGCCACTGCTAGAGTAGCTGTGAATGTAGCACCTGTGTTGATTGCTGTAATTTTGGTAGCACCGTAAATAGCTGCCGGAGCTGCCGGAACGTATACGTCATCACCCACAAGCAAACCTGATGTGCTAGTAACTGGCAATATGGTTACACCAGCAATGTTAGAGTTAAAATAAACGCCAACTGAAGCTGTTGTGGTTGTGTTAGTTGCTGAACCTTGGAATGTGACACTAGTACCGTTAGCAATCTGACTGAACGAAGGTTGTCCAGTCGGTAGTGCTGTTGAACTTAAACTGTTCCAAGTAATGTTGGCCACGTTAGTTGGATAGTTACTTGGATTCAAAATAGCTTCAATTACCAAAGCTGAGTTAGTGTTAGCAGTACCACCAGCTGTAATTTCAATAGACTGTAACAATAACTGCGCACGGTTGATAAGTTCACGTACACCTAAGTCACCTACAATAGCGTTTGAAACGCTAGGTGCTAGACGAATAGCAAATGCTGTGGTCTTTTTAGTGTTAATCGTAACGTTAGTACCTTGATAGTTAAAGATGTAACCACGGTCTTGGTCAAATCCACCGTCTTGCAGGAACGCTGAACCCCAGTGACTGATACTTGGAGTAGAAGTTTGTCCAACTAGGATAACACCAGCACCTGCGTTGTGCGATTGAGCAGATCCGCCGTTTGATGAGAACAAACGTGTTTGTCCTGCTACGAACACTGGCATAGTAACTGTACGGCTTACACCTGTTAGTGTACCAGCATAAACAATTTGATTGTTTAGTGGGTTAACTGAGCTTGCGCCAGTTGTTTTACCAGTATAGCTGATTAGTTCGTTGTCAACATAGCAGTAAGCTGGATATGCCGCGCTGGCTGCTGGGAAGTAAGTAACGTCTGATAAACTTAGTGTAGTGTCACCAGTTGTGGCACTAGCACTTAATGTAGTTTTTGCGCCTTCGTTAACAACTTCATAACGAACTGGAGCGTTACCAGAACGCATATACGCTTCTGTGTTCAAGTTGTTACCACGTAAGCGATGTACAGTAATGTATTTGCCTTCTGGTCCACGTAGCATCCAGTCAATAAAACCAGCACCGTACCATGTCCATTGTAAGCCAATCATCTGCATCTTGTTAGTGTTAATGCTGTAACCGCTTGGGTTAAACGGACCACTGGTACCATCGCAACGATCCATGTTCCACTGTGATTGTGGTACTAAACGGTCGATAGTTTTAACTATCTTAACACCGCTGGCAGCAACTGATCCACGATAGTCAGGTGTTACATAAATTTGTGTATTTGATACAACTTGTGAAACTACGTGTGTCATACCACGAATAACCACACGGTCACCAGCGGCTAGTTGATCGGTAAATCTTGTGCTTACACCCACAACTGAGTTTGAGTCAGGCGTAACTGTTACGTTACCAGCAATTTGGAATGTTGAACTACGGCGACCGATGGCCAATTGAGTACCATCCCATTGCCAAAATTGTCCGTTTTGTTCATCAAATGTACCAGCACGTACAGTAGCACCCCACCATGAAACAATCTGCATGACACAAGGTGTTCCGATAACTGCCGGAGTAGCACCTAGTGTCTGAGTAACTGCTACAAGTAAGTTACGCTCATCGACAATAGCACCAACTGTGTATGTACCGTTATAACCTGATGTTGTTACACCGATCAAGCTGACTGTAGCACCTGGTTGGCAACCATGGTCAGTATCGTCTGTTGTAACAGTGATAGTAGGTGTAAATGTAATAGTAGTTCCAGCACTGATACTAGCAACAGTGGCTACGTTAATTACTACAGTAGTTGTACCACCGCCTGAAACAATATAAGCACCTGTTGGAATACCAGTTCCGCTAATCAACATACCGTTAATTGCGTTAGTACCACTAGTAATAGTAATGCTGGTTGAACCTAAACTAATAGTTCCAGTTGATGTTGTTGTGTAAGTTGTTGAAGTTGTGTTGGTAGCAACAAGACTACGAATATCATAGTTAGGTGAAAATAGCGCACCAGTATTGTAGTTAATAGCCTTACCAGACTGATAACGAATGTATTTCTTACTCATACGTACAGCCATTGCTCCGTGTGATGGGCTACCAGTACCTAGCATAACACCACCGTCAAATGGTCTGTGTGAATAGAAAGAGTCTGGACGGGCATAAACCACACCAGTAACTGAGCCGCTAATTTGTCCAGCATTTCTAGCTGTAAATGTAAGTGTAGTTAAACTTGGCACAGTTTCAACAAAGAATGGTCCTTGTAATAGTGCGTGGTTTTGTACAGCAGATACGTCTGATGTAATTTGACTAATAATTGTATTACCAGGAATAAATCCGTGGTTGGCAGCAAATGTTACTGTGCAAATTGCCAAATTAGTAGTACCAACAATAGTCGTGCTACTTACTGCAGCTCCAACTAATAATGCGTATGTTCCGCCTGCGTTGCTACCAGTACCTGTGAATACACCTGGAGCTGCACTTGATCCAGAAACAATAATTGTTGCTCCGTTAGGAACGTTTGTACCGCTTAATACTTGACCTACAGCAAATGTACCAGTAATAGTTGCGTTAGCAGTAAAAGTATTGGTTGTTGCTGTGAATACAGTACTAGATGAAATAGTCTGGCTTGCGTTAAGAGTCCAAGTAGTACTTGAACCGCTGACAATATATGTTCCTGGAAGTACACCGCCGCCTGACAATACTTGTCCAATTGCTGGGCTACCAGCACTGGTAGTTAGTGTGGTTCCGCTAATTGTACCAGTAACTGTTGTGCTTGATGTAGCAATAACACCTGCTGTTGTTGTGCCAACTGCTGTTGCTTGAGTTGATACACTATAAGTTGGTGTACCAACGCCTGATCCAGTGTAAAAAGCACCTTGACGTAACTGAGTATATGTTGTAGATAACACATCACCGTTAGCTGAACCTACTTTAGCCTTAGCGTAATACGTTAGTGTTGAACCACTGATTGAGTTGATTAAGAATGAACCTTCAGCACGGGCAAATCCTAAAACTGTATTCAAATAACCTTTAACAGTGATTGGACTACCTACGACCCAGCTACTTGGAAATGCTGTTGAGTTAACCACAGTAATTAAACTTTCGCCTGTGCCGCCAGTGCCTGCTGAAGCATCGGTTGTAACGGATAATACAGCTTGGTCTGTACCTGGAACTTCATAAACACTCGGATAGCCGCGCATTAATGAATATGTTAACCACTTAGTTGGTTGTAGTCCATATTCAAAGTCAGCGTCAAGCATGGATTGCGGAGCTGAAACACGAGTACGTTCAAATGCGTCTGTACCAACTTCTGGCATACGCATTAACATTTCTGGGCGTTCGTAGAGAATTTGTAAAGAGTGCGTAGACAACATTGTGCTGGTATCTACAGATAGTGTAATAGTAGTATAACCATCTGCTGCATCTAATGTACTGAAAAATCCGTCAGCAATGTCGTTGTTACGTGTAAAACTTACTGTAGTACCTGTAAACGCAGGATCAGCAAAGTTGTAAATGATTGAATTTACTGTGCTGTTTGTGATTAATAAAATCTGATTGAGATCATACTTACCTTGTAAGTAGATTTTGCCATTACCAGCTGTTCCTGGTGTAAAGACATATTGTCTAATTTGACTCTTTGCCATTTAATTCTCCGTTATCGTATATTTATGCCAGAGCGGCGCCCATAGCCACTGCTAACGATTTAATATTTAACCCGCCTACCTTTAATGTCCCCGCTACCACTGAATTTCCGCTGACATTTAATGAAGTTAGTGTACCAACACTGGTTAAACTGCTGTTTAGTACATTACTAGCCAATGTAGCGCCAGTTAGTGTGCCGGCTGCTGCAGCTATGGTTATAGCTGAACTACCATCAAAATTAATACCGTTGATTGCTCTAGGCGTTGCTAAAGTTGTTGCTGTTCCGGCGTTTCCTGTGATACTGCCTGTAATAGTATTTGTAACTGTTAAGTTTACCAAAGTTCCTACACTGGTCAAACTACTTGTAACAATAGCACTAGGCAGATTTACACCAGATAATGAGTTTGTTGATATATTTCCACTTAACGCACTAGTTGGAATCGTTGTACTCCAACCAAATGCTGTACCAGTATATGTTAGATAAGCAGTGGTGCTAGGCGCAGGCGCCGGTATAAATCCTGTTGTTCCTGGGCCCACTTGATAAACAATCTTATTGGCCAAGCCGCCGGATATGTTTAATGCTGTTCCTGCGTTGGCTACTGTATCTGGAAATGCTACTGTAGAATAGGATAAATCACGCCAAGCAGAAAAACCGTCACCATATTTTGTACGGTGCGTATCGGTTTCGACACCTGGCTCTCCTAGAGCTAACGTTGGATTTATGTTAGTCCAGTTAGACGATGTGTCTCTTCTTAATTTAAAAACGACCGTCATTTATATCCTCGATTAAGACAACGCTGTTGCCATAGCTATTGCTAGTGATTTAATTTCAACTGCGCCAACTCGTAATGTTCCTGAAACTGTTAAATTAACTGCTGTAGTTGTGCCTGTTAATGCTGGCGCGGCTGACAATACCATGTTTCCAGTACCTGTTACGGCATTACTTAATGTAATTCCGCCGTAAGTTAATGATGTTGTAATTGTTGGGGCAGATAGTGAAGGAGAGCTTGCTAGTACTAAATTACCAGTACCAGTTTTTCCAGTTAATGTTGCGCCTTCTAATGTGATATGCCCGGTAAATGTAGGGCTAGCACTTAATACTAAATTACCAGTACCAGTGACACCTGTTAGTAGTTGTCCTTCTATAGTAGCATGGCCACCGATTGTAGGGCTAGTTAGTGTTTTATTTGTTAATGTTTGGGTAGAGCTTACACTAACTAAAGCAGAACCGCCAGCAGTCGAATTATCGTGTACTCTGATGGTGCGGTTAGTTGTGTCAACGGTAATTTCACCCACAGCACCGGTAAATGCATCGTTTTGTGTTGATGTACCACGTCTAAGTTGAAGCTGTAATGGCATGTTTTCTCGATCCTAATTGGTTACTATATTTATTAAAAATAGTGGTTAAGGAAGTGCTCCTAGATCATTTGTTTGTACTGCGCCTGGAGTCATACAGTCAACTATTTGTATAGTGCCGTCATTTTCTACGCCAAAAGCATCTTGGGTAACTGCTACAGTTCCGCCGTCTGTGTCTATTGAAAAACTAGGAATTGATCCAGCCGCAGATACTACATTCCAAGATACACCATCCCAGCGCCACGAAGAAGTTCCGGATGTGTATACTTGTCCATTTGAAGGTGATGAAGGAAATGTTAATGCCATTATATATTATCCGTATGTTGATAACGTTCCGAGAACGGTATATGTGCTAAAAGTTGTACATATAAAAGTAAAGCTCACAACATCAGTTTTATTAGCGTTACCAGATGGAGCAGAACCTCCCTGCCATAAGATTTGCTGACTACTAGCATTGATATTAATTGCACTTGGAATATAAGCTGTACCAGTTTGAGATATAACTAGTGTTACACTCATTGTTTGCCCGGGAGCTGTAGGAACATTAGTAAAGTTTGCTGTGATATTTGAAGAATTGGAACCTAAATAAAATATTGCTCCGGCGGTAAAATCCAATAAAACCGAATTAGAAATAATAGTTGCTGAGGAAAATCTTTCTATAGTTTGTTGTAATACTGTAGTACCAATAATATTCACAGTTCCTGTGAATTGAGGATTAGCTAGTGGAGCATATGAAGTAAGTGACGAACTTGTAACATATCCTGAATCGTTAGTAAGTTGACTTACCGCAGTTGGAAGCGCCGCTGTAATAATTCCAGTAGGAGTAATAGTAACGGTTGTTCCATCGACCCTGACACCGCCTATTGTTTTTGCGGTAGCAGTTGGTAATACATATGAACTTGATCCAGAACTTGTACCACCGCCCGGATTGTAAACTTGTACCCATTCGCCACTTGTATATTTTAAATATAATCCGCCAGTTACTGAACTAAACCACAAAGATCCGCTTGCTGTTAATGCTGGGGCAGTATCGCTAATTGTAGCAACACCCCCAACAAAACTTGAAGCAGTTATTGATCCGTTTGTAACTAAATTGCCGTTAGCAGTATCTACTCTAAATGTAGTTGTCGGACTTACTGCTCCGTCTGTGATCGTAAAATATTCGGTAGCAGGAGTAGTAGAACCACTGATAGTTACGCCATTACTAAATGTAGCACTATCAATATCTAATTGGCTACCTGTTAGATTTAGTGTGCCACCAACATATAAATTGCCGGCAATACTTGCGCCGCCGCTGACTTGTAAAGCACCTTGACCTAATTGTGTAGTGGCTGTATTATCGGTAATGATAATCTTGCCCTGGCTAGTTAAACTAGTTAGCGTTCCTAAACTAGTAATATTTGGTTGTGCGCTAGTTGAAACTGTAGCATTAAGAGCGCCGTTAACTGTAAGAGCGCCATCCATATAAGTGTCTTTTTTAACACTTAATCCGCCAGCAATTCTCAATGCTCCGCTAGGGTATGCTCCGCTGGTATTTGTAGTATTTCCAACAGTAATAACAGCTTGTGAAAATACTTGATTTATATAACTGGTAGTCCAGCTTTGATTAGCTAAAGTGGAACCGCCAAAGGTATTACCATCCATTACACGGAGTGTAAGGTTATCTTGGTCAAATACAACGTCCCCCAAACTATAGGTTAGGCTACTAAGTTGTGATGAATGGTATGGGTTTAGTTTTACGGAATGTACACTACGGCTCATTATTCTAGTCCTTATGACTAGTATTTACCGTTTTCTTATTCTTTAAAATAATACTCGTAGTTAACCGTACTGGCGTTTGTTTTGCGCACTTTAGCGCCGTTTTTCAAGTGAAAACGCTGTGCCATAGGTGTCTGTGGACTCAAAGTTACAATACCTCGCAAGTCTTTGTAGTCTGCTTTGAGCCATTCTGCCGCTTGTCTAAGTAAAGTTGCGCCTGCTCCAGGACTATAACTCCAGATAGTATAAAATACTGCGACTTCTTTGTCCTTGCTCATGCTAACTAAATCTTCTTCAGATTCTGGAACTTCTTTAAGCCATTGCATACAAGTGGCCGCTAGGATTTCTTCTCCTGCTTTAAGGATTAAAATTTCTGCGGCATCGTTGATTCTCTGTTCAAGTGGAATATGTGGACGAACTGGGTCGTCCTTGATAATTCTGACTAGTGGGTCTGTGATGTCTCTGATGTGGTGTAATTCCATGGCTCGCTACCTTGATGTTATATGCGTATTTATTAGATTATTACAAAAAGTAAGTACCAATAAGATTACACTAGGTCATCGCCTGGCAAGTTATTCAACAACTCTCTCAACTTGGTACTTTCCACTTGGGCACCTTTGATTTTTGGAATAGCCACACCATCTACAGGACTAATTTCTCCGGTACTAGGATTAACAGTTTGCCTTTGTTTAATGCTGTTCAATAAACTCGAACCAGCACTTGGTGTATTATTATTTCCATAGCTATCTTGCTCATCCAAGTCGCTGATACGTAGTGTGTCCACATTAAAGTCCAAATCAATCTTCATACCAACACCGCTACTAGAACGTGTCTTCATCAGCTGAATTTGATAACGTCCACGCTCACGCATAGCACGACTTGTAAAGATACCAAACACGTTATCCGCTGTCTGAATCTTGGAAAGTCCGCCTGAAATATGACTGTGGTCAAACTCGACTTCTTCAACAGCACCGCGATTCAACTGTGCCGCAGTTACGAACACACAGTTCTTTTCTACCGCCAAATTTCGCAATTCTTCACTGACATACTTGTCTTTTACAAACAAGTTTTCAGCACTAATACGCTTGCTCAATGGCATGATCAAGTCCATATAGTCAACTAGTAACACGTCAATCTTGTGTCCAAGTTTAACTTCATACTCTTTCATGTAAGCACGAATGTCGTTGGCAGTTTTACCACTCGGCATGTATTTTACCTGTAAATTTCCCGACTTTTTACCAATCATCTTGACCTTCATTTCAACGTCGTCAATGCTCTTGAAAATCTCTCTTGTAGGGATACCAGTGGTCATTGCGTCAATACGCATACAGACTAAGTCCTCGCTAAGTTCGAGTGTTAGGTATAAAACGTTCAGTCCAGCAAGAGCGTAATTGACACCAAGATTAGCCAAAAATAAGGATTTACCAGCACCAGAACCGCCCGCCCAAATGTTAAGCTCGCCACGGTTAAAGCCTCCATATAACTTGTCATCAATGCTTTTCCAACCTGTCGAAATTTGTCCATTTTTATCCTTAATACGTGCTAGACGTGCTCTTGGGTCTTCGAAATAATCTGTACCCATGTCCCGTTGTAAACCGATTTGTACCGCTTTTTTAATCTTTTCTTCAACTGGACCATACTCGCCCTTTTCTAACAAGTCGGCACTTTCAAGAATAGCTCTCTCAAGTCCTTTGTGTCTAATAAATGTTTCAAAGTCATTTAAGAGCCAATCATAGTTGTTTTCTTTGACACCTTCTGGCGGCTTTAAATTACCGCCAACAGACGCATTTACAATGTCAAATGTAGGTAGTACGCTGTACTGCTCAACATACTTGTTGATAAAGTCTGCTGGGTCCTGTAGCTTGCGATCAAACAATGTGTGGTCAAAAATACTTTGACAACGCACAAATGTTTCCGCATCACTCAGCATCATCTCCAAATATAATTTTTGTACATCAAACCCATAATTTATATTTTGCGCCATTTAATCTTCCTTTAATTCTTTAATTAACAACGGAGCATATACTTCGTTCCATTGTTGTTGTGTGCTTGCACTCAAGCAAAGTTCTACTGCTTGATTGATTTGTTGTTCAGTGAACAAACCGTTTTTAATAATATCAATTAGTTCGTCAATAACTTCAGCAGGCAATCCTTGCCCGTCTGGCCCGCCATGTTTTGGTATTTTTACTGTTCCTGGAACCATTTTTTTGCTCTAAGTTGTATTTTAAGATTGTTAGATTCTTTAGCACTAACAATTAACCACAAAGTGGCTAGCTTTCCTAATTTAATCACTGCGTCATTTACATCTTTGACATCTTCTGGCCAATCGGGCATACTAACACTCCAGCCCAATTCCAATGCTTGCTCTAATGTTGCTTTTCCCGCCGCATCTCTGTCAGGTACTAGCACAATTTCCTTGCCTAGTTGTTTTAACAACCAATGCTGACTGTCTTTAATTTCTGCTCCTAGTAACGCACAGGAATCTATACTTAGCGCATCGAAGGGTCCTTCGCAAACAAACACGAACTCGCGATCGTCTGTTTGATTGTCTAGATTAAACACATATCCAGGCTGTTGCTCAGACAAATATTTAGGTTTAGCATCATTTACAGCACGGGCAGTCCATCCAACTATTTCACCTTTGTACAAGAACGGAATAATAATTCTATTATTAAAACCTATTTTGTTAGTATGATAAAAAGGATAAGCAAGCGGATCAATTCTCCGACGAGCAAGGTATTCTACTACATTATAAAATGCCGCAGGTACTTCGTAATCCTCATCAGTTAGCTTGAGAAAAGTTTGCCACTCTTCAAAACTACGGGCATCCATTGGCAATGCTCTAGCATCGAATTTAGGAATTACATTACGAATTTCTGTAGTGCTATTATTGTCTAGACGCAATGCTTCTAGTCTAAGTTGGCTAATAATATCATCCGGAATATTCAAATCCCGCATGAACTTATTCATATTTTTGCTTATGTGTCTACCCGGTTGCCAACTACATTTAAATCCGCAATTGAAACAATGATAGCTTACAGCATCACCGGCATTGACAATAAATCCGCCACGGCCTCTGTCGTCACTACAACAAACCGCATTGAAACTAATCCACCCACTAGGGGTAGTTTTTCGTTTTCCGGGTAAGTAAGTTAGTAGTGTGTCCGCAATTAGGCTCATGCCTTATTATAACAGACTATTTGATAGAAATCAACGATTAACGGTAACTTGATCAACCGTTCCGTAAGGATTAGGATTTGTAAAGTTGTAAGGGCTTATATTTGGATATACCCAACTGACTCTCATATAGTTGTATTTGTCAACTGGCACATTGGGGAAAACATAAGTTCCAGTATAAGGAGTAGTCCAAGAATGCGATTGTAATCGATCTGCGTCCCTAAAACTTTCAACACTAATCGTACTATCTTCGGTAGCTTCAACATACAATGTGCCAATAAATCCAGTCATAGATACTGTAAAGTTCATTACAGTTGTTGGGCTTGCTTCATAGAATTTACAAGGTGTTGCGCTAGTATGATTGATAACATTGCCCATGAAATTAATTTCGCCTTGGAATCTATCATAGACAATATCTTCTTTTGATGTGCCAGTAATGTTTTCTAATAATTCCATTGTGCCCAAAGCACTAAATCTACTGTCGTTATAAAGTACTGAATTGCTGGTGCTGTCAACTACGCTGTATTTTAGAAACTGAGGTATCAAGCCATTTATATCCGCTTTTGGAATTGTAACCGTTGCTAGTCCTTTATGAGTCGATTGATCCATTGCTGTCACGGTATATGGGCTTGTGGCCAACTGCTTTCCTGAGCCGTCCATAACGTATACTTTTAAAGAGTTAAGACCTGCGCCTCCAAGGGTTATTCGCTTTTGATCGGCATTTTGAATGTCAAATTCAATGACATTATTGACGCCTTGGTAAATTTTCACAGTTCTAGTGTACACGATTTTGTTCTCCACAGTAAAGCCTGCCAAATCGGCTATAAGGATTATTCTATTAGGATATAAATAACTTTGAATTTTTTGCATTTGGCAAGGACCTTTATACAGTATTTATGGCAAAATTAAGAGACGATATAGAACAAAACCTACCCTTTATCAGCGTTATAAATTACGGTGATGATGAGTACGTGGGCATTATAATAAATCAAGATCAGTTTGTCACTAGTTTTTACGACTTGAATGCCATTAAAACTCCTGATGAAAAAACAATATTCCTAGAAATAGGAGAAACTTGGTGGTGGGAAAGTAACCGCCAGTTTCCTATTAATATCTTTTGTAGGGACCAAATAACGCCATTTGCCTATGCTATAAAAACATTCAATAGCAAAGATACCCGTGTTATACTAGGCCCTGTAGTTAATCTAATGAACTTAACTTTAAAACGTGTTAAACGCAAAAGTGTTCAATTAGTTCGCAGGATTAAGTAATCCTTCGCAGATTAAATTCATCTGTACTACAATCACATGTGCGTAGGCAATCGCATGTGCCTTCTTAAAATAGTACTCGTCATTCTCGGGTTTGACCCATACTTCGCTCATCACTGTAATCCAATCTTTCCCAATTAGATAGCGTTTAGCAGGACGTATCATTGCCAGTACTGCCGCTAGTTGCTCAATACTTTCTGGCTTCATTTGTCTCAAGATACTGCCGTGTCCGTTTACATGAAATAGATTGTTTACAAAGTCATCTTCTAAAAGTAAATCCCATAATGGCTCAGTCTCTAATAACTTTGTCAAATGCTCTTTGCTTTTAACACCTTCGTAAACACTTACATTTAAAAAATCTATCTTAAAGTATCCTCTTTCTTCCGCTTCTTTATAATTTAATGTGCTTATACCAGTAAGAGGATTATAAGGAACACTGGTACAATATACGCCAGTGTTGTGCTTTTTATCCGTGTCAAGACGAGCGTCAATATGTTTTAACACATCTAACGCTGTTGTTCTGTCGGCAAAGTCAATGTCGATATCTGGCATTATATATTACTCTCTTTAACAACTTGCTTGACCAATTCAACATCTGCTGGTAGCTTTTTAAATTTACTAACCCAAAACGGCGGATCAATAACATTTTGTACGTGAACTAGTTGTTCGTCATTAAATTTCTGGAGCATGGCCTTGCCACTGGCGCTGTTTAAAATTAACCAAGGACTAATCTTTCCGTCCTTAATATCATAACAAGCACGACTCAGACTTACATATAGGAAATAATGATTCCATTGTGCGTTTTGATCATTGGCCCACGATAGCATATGACTAATACTGCGTTCCAGTGCTACTTCGACTGGTTCTCTTTTGATGAGCTCGAGGACGTATTGTTCGTAGAGTTCGTCTCGGCACCAATGGTCCAGTTTAACACCGCTTCGTACAATCCAGTCAATGAATTGTTGTGGATAGAGAGGATTGACGTTACTAACGAAACTGCCAAACTTAACAAAAGCGTTATAGTAAGGGCTTTTACTAAAATCTTCATAGGTTTTATCTTTACTATTGGGTTGTACTTGTTTATAGAATTTTTGAAAAGTATCAAATCCTAATACAACATGTTTTTCCTTTTGCGCCATATGTCTACGTTTTTGCTCACACACGTGAACAAACAAAGTCTTCTCTTGCATGAAGCCTTTGCCGCAATGTCCACAAATGTAAGGTTGAGTAACTAATGACATCATTTTAATTTCTTAGCAATTTCGGCTTCGTCCATGCCGTGTAGTCTTGCTAGTTCTTTAATCTCTTTATCAGTGTTTAGTTCGCTTAATAATTCTATTTCATCTCGCTTGCGATTAGGAAATAGTTCTTCTAAAAATTTAATTCGCTTGGTATTTGTGCCGGCTTTTCTTTTGTAACCAATCCACTCATGCCAAAATACTTTCTCGCCGTTCCAGCTACACATACACAATAACATCCACATTAGTTTAGGATGTTTTTGTAAATCATTCCAGTTTTTATTAAAGTATTGATTAACAGTTAGTACAAAGTGCTCTTGTATATCTCTCTTTTGCCCGGCCGCACTACTGACATACCTATTAAGAATAAAAAGTTCGCTCTTAAGGGCCTTTTGCTGTTCCGGATCCATGGCGTCCCATAGCTCTCGAACATTTTGATCTACAGCAATAAGTTTTTCTTTTAACTCGATTTTTTCACTCACGGAGTTTGTCCTTGCTTAGTTTGTATATCATTATAGCACGATCCAAGGCCTTTTGTAAAGTCACATTGGTTTTAGCTTCTCGCCGAATTTCACCCCACATTTTGTCATCCATTATATGATCATGTAAAGGTCTGCCATCGCTAGTACGTGGATCGTAGTTCCAGCCAATTTCTTTTCGTGTACTAGGATCTGCGCCAACTTCTCTAGCGTAAACTGTGCCATTATTTCTTTCGTACACGTAAGTTGCCCCTGGTTTAAGACTTCCCATACACAATTCCATACTGCTTATACAGCCATTCTACAAACTCTGTTAGCACAACATCTTCATCATTATCCCAAACATTTTCCTTGGCATATGACTCTACTGCGTGTCTTACTTGATCAACAAATTCTTTATCTTTCATCGATTTTCCTTTGGAACTAGTCTTGCGTCAAATGCCATAACTGTGCGTGTCCCGGTGCCTTTCCATGGATATACAGTGTGCGGCAAGTGACTTGGAAATATAATAACAGTACCAGGAGTTGGGTTGTATTTCCAAGTGTCAGTCATGATAAACTTACTAACATCTTTAGTTTGCGGCATCCTGAACAAGATTTGTCCATCGCTTGGTTGGCTGTTTTCATCAAACTCAGGAGCACTAACATAAATGTTTCCGCTAATATGCCCGGTGGGATGTGTGTGCATTTCTTGGTAGTTGCCCTGCTGTTGCTGTATGGTCCATATGCTAACTATTTCTGGATCGCACAGTTTAAGTTCGTCTGTTCCTGATTGTTGAGTTATAATTTCCATATAACCACGGCAAATTGACTCTAAATATGTTACTAACCAGCCTACATCTAGTCCTAGCTCATTGGGGTATACTTGTATTTGTTGCCCGCCGCGAATACTTATGTTAGGATTTCCGCCGTCATTCAATTCAGGATGTGCGTGTAGACTTTCTGCTAACGAATAAACTTTACTAAACTCAATAGGCGGCACATTATCTATGGCCAACACTACTGGTTGAAAATATGCTACCTTTAATGTCATAATATTTTATCCAGCTGAATAATTTCGCTTTGTCTACTAATTTCTTTAACAAAGTACACACAATCTGGTTTACTTCCGCCACGTATTGGACTTGCTAGTAGTTGTCCGTTTTTCATTTTTGGAAAGTACCATTTGACATCGTTATAGAAATTTACAATTTCAATCTTTTTAAATTCGACTCTAAATGAACTTAGCGGATTAAAACATAGTGCTTCAAACCCCCTGTCATTTAGACTAGTTAAAGGTAAAATTTCAATGTCACTAGCACTACTACTATCTCCTACTGCTATACTCCAATCTATAGGCATAGCTATCTCATCGTCGCCTATTCTCAGTACCATTGCCGGAGCATTAAATGATTCTAGGAATATTAACGGCATAAAGAAAAAATCTGGCTCTTGTGGATTACTGTTATCTAGCACCGCAAACCTTGTATTTTCGTCTACCTCTTCTGGTAAATTGTTCAATGAGAACGTTTCATTATCTAATGTTAATATCTGCATGATTCCTTATTTTTGCCAGTCCACTTTGTCTATAGTAAATGGATATTTGGCATCCTTGTAAAATTTCTTCCTCGCTGTGAGGTGGCGCTTGGCAAATTTACAAGTCGAAGTTACGTCCCATATTTGTACAAAATCTTTATCTTCCGCTTTACGAATTCCCCGTCCTATTGACTGAATAACTCTGACAAACGATTTGCCAGGCTCCAGCAGTACCAAGTTAAAGATACGAGGAATATTAATTCCAACAGCCGCGACCCCGAAAGTCGCAACAGTAATCTTGTTATCGTTTGTAGCGTGTTCTTTATATTCTTCTGCACGTTTGGTTCCCTTTACTTCGCCTGAAATAAACACGGCGCCTTCTATCATTTCTGTTAATAATTTGCCTGTATCGATCCTGTTAACCAGTATCAATGTATTGCCTGAGTCTGCTAAGCCTTGAACAAGTTTACTAAAATATGTCATCCTGTCTTTGTTAGTGACAAGATACTTTAATTCTTCTTGATATGTTTTAAATTCTGGTAAATCTATTAGTTGTAAGATGTTTACGTGTAAGTTGCTTAACACGCCTATCTCTTGTAATTCGTGAGCCTTAATGCCGCCAACTACTGGGCCAATGCTGGCAAAAATAGGTTCAGCTTCAAACGCATCCTTAGGAACTGTACCAGTTAGTCCCCAACGGATAGGTGCGTTACATAAGTTAATTGTTAGCAAATTCTTAAGAACTTCTGCCTTAGCCATATGAACTTCGTCAACGATAACTGTCTTAACACCGTCAAGGAATTCAGCAAGTGTTAAGGCAACTTCTAAGTCCCAGTTTTTACTTTTCTTGTCTAAGACGTTGAGTGATTGCCATGTACAGATGGTATGTGTCTTGTTAAGATCTTTGCGATCACCAAAATAAACACCAACATCTAAGCCAACGTTAATGTAATCTTCTTCTGTTTGTACAACCAAGTCTTTGTTAGGAACAATGACAATAGTGCGTCCATATTTCTCAGCACAGTGACTTAATGTTGCTGTCATAATAGTTTTACCAGCACCTGTAGCAACTTCTTGTAAGGCTTGTGTATTGGTAAAAAAGCGGTTTACAACCTCAACTTGGTCGTCTCGTAATGTAATAGGTTGTCCGGCAAATCTATGTCCGGCAGGCCATACTTTACCCATGTCGGCCCAATAGTTATTTGTAATTTCTGTAAATTCAATCTTGCTAGTTGTACGCAAATCTTCTATTTCAGAGATATCGATGTCTAAGTCGCCTAGTATATTAAGACACTTTTCTAGCTGGCTAAGATAGCCGTTACCGCCCAGTCCAAACATACTGACTTTACCATCCCAACGTCCAAGTTTGTAAGCTGGACGATAACGTGCTGTTGGATCTTCGTACTTGAATGTATTAGCTAATTTCTTTCGTGCGTCTAGAGACAAGTTCTCAAACTTGATATTAACTTCGTCCCTAATTACTAATTTTACCGCCATATGTTTAATTTCCGTTCTTCTAGAACACTTGTCTCATCCGAGTATTCAACAATTAAGTCACAGCAGTTAGTATACACTGAAGTCTTACCATGACGCAACCCCATCTTAGTATCTAGGGCAATAACGCTCATTGGTCGCCAGGCGCTGGTAAGGAAGAATTTTGGTATTTTCCCACCCATAACTGCCGCTACTTTTAATGTACTATCTAGTCTACTGTTATATTTCTTTTCAGCAATTATGCCGTTAAATCGCTTGCCAATGTCATCGTTGGGCAATCGAAAATAAATTCCAATGTCTGTTGTCACTCCAACTTCTTCCAAGGATTTTGACAGCAATTCTAAATTTTGATAATATTTTTCATTGACCACATTATCAAATACAAACAACACGGGCAGTCTTTTCAGTGAGATAAGTGAGGATAACAACTGCGACAAAGTATGTTGATTTTTGTCAACCCATAACTTTGTTACAGGTCTGTTAGCAAGGTATTCTGTCAGGTTTTCGCCGGGATTTTTTGGGTTTTCTACAAGATACTGATACCTGACACTTCTGTCGTTTATAATATTTTGATCAATTGATGTTTCAATACCTAAGTCGGCAGTAATGTGTTTATGAAAGTTTGCGTTGGTCATTGAGGTCAAGAAAAATTGTTGTTCGACCTCAGTTTTCGACCATGCTTTTATGGTGTGATAGTGATTTTTGATAGTCTCGTCGATATCAAAGTTTAATGGTGTTAATTGATCGACCAATGCTACTATGTTCTTCTCTGTTAGCTCAGCCGTCCATGTTTTACCTGAATTTACCTGAACTAAATTTTCGACAATTTTCGACAAATTTCCCATAATTTTACGAATTTCTGAATTATAGGTAAATTCTAAAATCAATATAGCTTCGTGGTCTTCATTTTTGCCAATGTACAGTTTCTTCACTTGTTCTATGTGTCGGAAACTTTTAGACCACGACGGGTCATTTAAAACTGTATAAATTTCTTCTGAAAAAACTGACATTTTTTTCTGATTTTCCCGGAGAATTTTCATTAATAGTCTGCTTTGATTTTCTGTAATAAACACATGACTGTTAATCGATGTGGCAAGACTTCTAAGGACTCTCGCATCTTTAGAATGAATCATTTCTTCAATTGTGGGAGAAGAAAAATTTACGATTTTTAGTAATAGATTATCAACGGTCATCATATAGCAAGTATACACTAACTTTTTTCATTAATCAACCATTTAGAAAAAAATAGGCCTCAATATTATTTAAGGCCTATAGTGGTCAGTTTGAGCAGATTGATTATAGTGTGGCGTCTTCCATACCAGCAACACGTAATTTTACAATATTAGTAATTTGCCATTGTTTCTGATCTAATGCTTTAGTAATGCCTAGCCACTTGTTACGAAGTAAAGCAAATTCGTTGATAATTTTTTCAAAGTCAACGACATCTGCTTCACCTTCTACATAACGTTCACAATCCCTACTACTTAGAGCACGTTGATAGTTTTCTAAGTATTTGCGAAAGTGTTGGCTTTTAAGACGTCTTAATTCAATGTTTAGATATTCTAAAATTGCTTCAATTTCTTGTAGTTGAGCAAACCGTTGTTCGACTACACCGGGCATACTTGCCGCGGCACGTTCTACATTTCCACTAATGCGACATTCTTTCTTAGCTTCGAGTAACTCAGCTTCAAAATAGTCTGCCGCACTGGGTATGTTAGAAATATCTTTAGCAACTTCTGAATACCATCCCATTAGAAATCCAATTCTCTGTAGTCTTCGTCTTCAGGTTCTGCGTCTTCATCTTCATTGAGATAATACGCAATAGCTTGATCAAGAACATCGTCGACACCTGTAGCATTTTGTAATGTACGATCGCTTATGCCGAAATCGGCCAGCAAATCGATATAACGTTCTGCTACAGTTTCTACTTGCTTCTTGTCAATGTACTCAATAAACATTAACCAGACATCGCCCACTTGTGTTTCATTCAACATTTTCTTCTGTCTCCTCAGGAATGGTAGTTGTTTCAGGTTTGATATGGAATTTTGCCATTATCATATCTAATTTATCATCTTTCCATTCTTTTCGGTAGAATTTGAACTCTTCACCTG